CGATTGCGGCCCGTCACGAGGCGGATCGCGCAAACCTTCTTCTTCGGATGCACGACGATGCGCGTCACGCCGACCGCATACGCCGTTTCCGTTCGCCAGATCCACAGCTGATCGTCTCGCTCCAGCAGGCCGATCCGGATATCGTTCTCGTCGAACTTGCCGCGCGATCGCTTGCACGCTGCTGCGATCCACGGACGAACTTCGTCCCACACGTCATCGACAACGTGTGCCGGGATGCCGTAGAGCATGGTTAGCCGACCAGAAGAAGGTTGAAGAGGCGATCGACCTGCGCGTTGTTCGCGTGCGTGAGCGTCGCGCGGCCGTTGACCTGCGCCGAGACGTACAGCCCCGAGAGCGCCGCGGCAGCGTTCGCCGTCAGTGCCGACGGAAACAGCCCCGTATAGGCACCGATGCGCTTGTCCGTGACGGTCGTGGTCGTCGAGTTCGGCGTGAGCGTCACCTGAATGACGTTGTTCGATTTGCCCTGCAAGAGGTTGTTGGCAAGGCGCGCGATCTTCCGGCGATGCTCCGCCTCGTTCGGAAGCATTTCTTCGACGCCGGTATAGCCAACATTGCTCATCGCGACCCCGACACGTGGACGTCATCATCGGCAATCTCGATGCCTTGCAGATGCGTGAAGGCACCGCTCGTTTGCACGCGAGCGCGCATATAGCGCCCATCGGCGCGCACCGGGCACTCGCCGTCGTCGTTCAACGTGCTAGACGTCGTGAACACTGGCGAATCGACCAGGCGATTACGCGTGCCTATCTGGACCGTCGGCGAGCCGCCATCGATCAGCGGGCGCGTCGAGGTCAGGAAGGCCCGTTTTCCGCGACCGGCGAACGGCTCTAGTTCTACGGTGTCAGCAGTCGCATTCGCGGGCGAGCCGGTGAAATAGTTGAGCTTATGAGCCGCATCGAATGCGCCCATCAGCACCTGACCGCCCGTCCAAACGCGCGAATCGAGCGAGAACGGCAGCGTGTCGAGGTTGTATCCGGTCGAGTCAAGCGATTCCAGTGAATAGCCCTGCGTGATCGCGCGGAAGATGTACTCAGCGTTGACCTGCGCGAATCCCCACTTGTCGAGCGCCCAGTTGTAGACGATCAGCGAGTCAGGAACGCCGCCAGACGCAGAATTCGACGGGTATAGCCACATGATCAGGCGGTTGATCGGGTCAAACGCGCCGATAACGTTCGCCAGATACGCCGTGTTCACGTTTTTCCAGAACGTCTGGTCGACACGATCCACGCCGATCGGGCGCGACGTCGAGCCGTCGAACGCATAGAACCCGTCTTCGCCCACGTAATAGGCCAGCGCGCCCAACTGGACGATGCTCTTCGGACACGGCGTGCCGCGCACACCTTCAGCCGGGTAGAAGCCAAATACCGTCGGCGAGCCCTGAAACACGATCCGGAAGATGCCGCGCTCGAAGAACACGGCACCGTCAGCGTTACCAAGGTTGCCGACCAGACCCATGATCCAGCCCTGATCCCCCGGGATGATCTGCGAGCCAGCAAGCAGTTGCGCTTCCGTCGTGCTACCGGCTGCCGGCCACGTCGTGGGATCGTCGATCGCGCACCACTGCACGCGCTGCGGTTGCGCTCCGTTCGTTCCGTCGAACGTGTTGCCGACCATCACGAAATCCTTGATCGTCGTGATGTAGCGCGCCTGCGGTGCACCTGCCGCGAGATCCGCGAACTGGGTGCTGGAGTTCAGCACGAATGATTGCAGGTTCTGCCCCTGTGCCGCGCCAATGACGCGCTGACCGTACTGCGTGAAGAACCAGCGCTCACCCGAGGGCAGCGAGTATCCGCCGCCCTTGCTGACGTCCGTGAATCCGGTGTTGCCCGGCGCGAGCTCGTAGAGCTTGTCAGCGGTGCCAGCGAACAGATAGTTGTTCGCGCCCGTATCGATAGCCACAGCCGCGCCAAGGCACTGCGAATCGAGCGCATTGCTGCTGAACCGGGAAAGCGTGCCGACCGGGCCCCACGATTCCTTCGTGCGCGGGAACAGGTTCACGACGTTTGCGGACGCGCCGCTCGAATTGTTCGCTGGCAGGTCCGGGGCGAAATCTGCGATAGGGAGCAGCATCAGGCGGCCACCATCGCGAGAGACGAGCCGGACAGTTCCTCAGCCTTGTCGGCGAGGATGAAACTGGACAGTTGCTGCTGGTAAAGCGAATCCCACAGGCCGAATGCCTCCGTGTCCTTGTTGAAGCGCGCGGCAGCACGGTTGGTGGCGGCCAGCAGAATCGTCGGAATCGTGTTCGTCATCCACGTGACGCTGTTCACCGACGTCAGCTGCTTCGACTTCTGCCAGTAGACGCCGCTGATCGAATAGTTCGAATCCGGATACGGGCCGAAGATGAAATTCGAGCCGAGCCTTGCGATATAGGCGGGCGTTCCAGATGCGACCTGAGCCGGGTATTGCGTGTAGATAAATTCGGGCGTGACGCGCTGCATCTCGAACGTATTGCTGTCGATCGAAACGAGGCCGATTTTCAGCGCCATGTAGTCGGACGGCAGCGGCGCGACGCCGTTGGCGATCGTCGTGCTCAGCGTCGCCTCCATCGCCTTGATGCCCTTGCCCTGATTCTGCGAGAAGGTGTCGCGGTAGATGTCCGCTTCGGCGATCTGGATGAAATAGTCAATCCAGTTGCCGAGGTCAGCGCGCGCAAACCAGTCCTGCACAGCCTGCTTCAGCGAGTTGTAGTCGTAAACGCCCGCTACGCCTGTGGGCGTGCCGGTGCCTACTGCCGGGACGAAGATGGTCATCAGACGCCTCGCAGAAAGTAGGCGGTGAACGTAACGGAGCTCCAGTCGAGATTCCTCGTTTGCTGGAGTTCGTCATTCGCCGACACGACTGGCTCGAAACCGCTTTCGAAACCGTCTGGAAGACAGCGCATCAGGACGTCACCAGCCATCAGGCCGGTTGCCGATACAGCCCCTGCTGCCGACAAGCCATCGAAAACCATCTTGACGACTGTTGCCGCGTTGCTCGTGACGGTGCTCATTAACGCCTCCGACGTGCCCAGATCGAGCCCGTGTAGGTCTCCGTGCTGGTCGTAAAATTCGTGCTCCCAACCAGAAAAACAGTCGTCGTCGTCGAGACGTTGATGCGCTGCATAGGCGTAGTAACAGTAACCAGAGACCCAGCGGAGAGCGACATACCAGCCATGCCCCCGTAATTCGGTGCAGCCGGATGCGTGGCGCTGACTGTGGAGACTGATCCAAAGCATGCCTGGATGATCGTCGAACCAGCGGCAACACACTGAACTGACCCCCACACGTCCCAGTCGCCAGCCGTCAGGCTGATGCTCGTGACGTTGGTCGCTGCCCCGTTGGTTGCTGAGACGCCGGTCCCCGTCGCAGTGATGAATTCGCCAAGGCTGCCCGCATTCGCGCTATCGGCAAGCGTCGTCCCCACGATTCCCGACGTCGTGGACGGCGTAATCGTGCTCGTCGCAACGACTGTCGTGAAGCGGCCAGTATTCGCCGTCGTCGCGCCGATCGGGGTGTTGTTGATCGAACCCGTCGTGATCGTGGCGCCAGAGATCGTCGGAGACGTGCCGAGAACAACCGCCCCAGACCCCGTCGAGCTCGTGACGCCCGTTCCACCCTGTGCTACTGACAGCGGCGTCGACAGCCCGGTGAGAGACGTGATGTTCGCGTTGGCACCAGACGTAGCGATCCCGGAATTGCAGCCAAAGCCGGTGCCGTTCGTCCATTGCAGCGCCTGAGCGGCGCCGTTACAGCCAGTTACCGTGACCGCCGTCGGGCTGGCTGTCGAGTTGGTCGCATTCGCAACGACGGTGTTGGCAGCCTGCGTCGCGAGAGAAGCGAGACTCACCTTGCCGGTCGCGGTGAACGTGCCCTGGACGGTCAGGTTGTTGAACGTCGGGCTCGGATAGCTCTGCGCGAGCGCCAGCAGCGGCGCAAACAGCAGCGCAAACAGGATTTTCTTAAGCATGTCAGCTAACCGAGATGACGCCGCCGTTGTTCCAGAGCTTGCCGGAACTGCCGGGGAGCGATGTGGGAAGGTCGGAAGGCAGCGGATCGACCAGCAAAATGTCATTGATCGTCTGCGCCTGGATGTTCGCGCCGCTGACGACGAGCTGGTAACGGCCGTCTGCCGCATAGAACGAAAATGCGCCGTTCGTATCCGTCGTCAGCGGGTTCGTCGCGGGCGTGACGCCGTTGTCCGAATAGATAGTCGCCGCGGTGCCGCCCGGGTAATTGTTGACCTGCACCGACGCGCCAGCGACCGGAGCGCCCGTCGAATCGGCCACGCTGTTGACGTATTTCTGCATCAGATCACCCGATTCGTGGTGCGGAACGCCGCGTATTCCGGGCCTTTCAGGATCTTCGAGACCATCGGCCAGTGATCCGGGTCCATGTAGTCCCAGCCGTACTTGATCTTGATGTCGAGCATGACGGACATCGGCACGCGCATGACGTGCTTGAACTCGCCCATCTTCTCGAACTCGCCTTCCTGCACGCGCTTGGCATGCGTGTAGTTCAGCAGCGATTCGACGTCCTCGGAATACTTGACGTGGACCTTGTCGTCTTCTTCGTGGTAGGTCGTTTTCATCAGTGCGTTACCTCCACCACGTTGCAGGTGCCCGTCGATGCGCCGTCCTGGATCACCGCGATCTTTTCGCCCGGTGCCACGCGCAGCATGATCGGCGGGTCGGATGCCTTGATGAGCATGTCCGTGGCCACCGCGACAGGAGCGTTTCCGATGCGCAGATGGCAGTTGCCCGTCGTGGAGACGTACACAGCAAACGTGCCTTGCCCGAAGGGATTTGCTGTCGCTGCGGACGACGCCCCGACGGTAATGTTCTGGCCTGTACCTGCGATCGGACGAACGGGAGAAACCGGAACCCAGTTAGCCATTTCATGACCTCAAATAAAAAAGGGGCGACCGAAGCCGCCCCAAATCCCTCTGGAGAACCGAAACCGATTACCCGTTCGTGTCCGTGACGATCCCATGCGCCTTTTCGTTGCCTACTTCGAGCGCGTAGTCGACGAGCAGCATCTTCTTGTCCGAATCACCCGTTTTCGCGAGCGGCGTCGTCTGGAACGGACGCAGGTACGCGACGCGGATGTAGTTCGGGTTGAGGAAGAAGCAGTCTTTCGACTGGGCCAGGAAGATGTCCGGGATGATCTTCACGTCGCCGAAGTCCGACTGGTAGACGTCGACCGCCGTCTTCAGCGTCTTGTCTTCCACCTCGATGAAGCGCGTGCCGGGACCGGCGAAGGCCGAAATGGCCTGCTTGTTGACCGGCGAAACGACCGCATACTCCGGCGATTCACCCGATGCCGAGTAGATCTTCTGGAGCACCGACTTGACCATCGCTTCCGTCAGCGCCGTGGTAGCGCTGTTGTACGTGCGCGTGCTCGATCCGTCCGTCCAGCCGTTTGCAGCAAGCGACGGATTTGCACCAGCCGGCGTGCCGCCCGTCTGGAAGACGGTATTCGTGTACAGCCAGCACGGCAGGCCGCCCGTCTTCGACGCCGTGGTCGAGTTGCCGGCCGCCTTCGCGCTGTTGTACGTCAGAATGCCTTCCATGTCGCGCTTCAGCTCTTTCGACTTCTTCATGAGCTGGTAGCCCATCTTGTTCGAGCCGCCCGCAGCCACGACAGCCTGCGATTTGCCCGAGAGCTGGACCACTTTCGTCGACGTCTGCACGTAGTTGCCCATGCGAGCCGTCGGCGTCAGCGCCTGCGAGGTCGGATCGTCACCTTCGACCGCGGCGTTGCTCAGGTTCTGCGCCGCGAGCGAGTCGGTATCCCATTCGTGGTTGTTCTGCGTCGCCCGGTTCTTCTTCGTCATGTTCAGGATCGGCGTCTTGAACGGATCGACGTTGAAGATCAGGTTCGACAGGTCTTCCCGGATGTTGGTCTGGGTGTACGTCTGATAGGTATTGCTCGGAACGGACATGGCCGTTTCTCCTTTACTGGTTCGCGAAGAAGTCGAACGCCGCTGCCTGGGCGTCCTGATCGCGAGGATTTCGGTTGAGGCGATCCATCACCTGCTGACGTTTCGCCGTGCTGGGGTTGCTATCCACCCGAGATCCCGGTTTCGCCATCGGAGGCGCTTGCCGAACCTGTTTCAGAGCCTGGGGAGCGGCTGCTTGGAGTGCCCGATAACGCGCCGCGTCATGCAGGACTCGCATGTAGCGGTGGTCGTATATCTGGCTGAGCTCGGCTTCCTGGAACCCAAGGCTGCGGGCGTATTGCGACATGGCGTCGCGGTCCTGCTTGAACGTTGCCTCGTTGCGCCATTCGGGGATCGCGGAATACAGCTTTTCGCGCTCACCTGAAATGGCCTGTTGCATCGCCTCCTGCTGGCGTTGCTGATGTTGCTGGGCTTCCTGCTGTGCGGCCTGATCTACCGCTTGCAGGTAGTTCTGAATCTGCTGGCCGCGCTGCTGGTATTGCGAATAGAGCGCGGCATACTCGCCGGGATTCGTCTGGCGAAGCGTGTTCCAGTCGACGTTCTGGTATTCGGCGTTGAGCATGTTCAGCGCGAGATTGCCCATCGCCTGATGCTGGCGGTAAGCGTGTTCCTGCGCCTGACGCCATTGCGTCTGTTCACTCTCGAACTGCGTCTTCAGGTTCGAAAGCTCGATCGACTTGTTGTTGACGTGACCTTCCAGCTGGTACGACTTGAGCACGTCCGAAAGCGGAACCTGCGTTTCCTTGCCGTCGATCTTGGCCGTCACATGCAGGCCCATGACCGACTCCGGGTCGATCTTGTGAGCGGTCAGAAGCTCGTTGAGCGACGAGTACGTTGGCGCGTCGCTTTCGGCTTCCTGCTCGCCTTCCTGACCTTTGTCGTTCTCTTGACCCTGGCTGCGCTCGGCGTCCTGCTGTGCGCCCTCCTGATCAGCGGCAGGAGCAGTCTGCGCAGCACCTTCGTCTTCACGCGGGCGCTCTGCGGCCTCCGATGCATCCCAGAAGCTCTGGAAAGCTGCTTCCTGACCTGCGGCGCCCTCAAGAGTGGGGGTAGTCGCTACGACGTCGCTCATTTGCTGGCCTCAAATAAAAAAGGGCGCACCGAAGTGAGCCCCTGTTGTCGAAAGGTTGGTTGTCTAGCCGACGCGCGTGAATGCGCTACGCAACCATGATTTGCGCTGCTCTTCCTGCTGGTTGATCTGGAACTGCGCGATCTCGCCGGTCTGCTTGATCTGCTCGAAGTAGCTTTCGAGCGCGCCCCACAGTTGCAGCATCGTGATCAGCCGCGTGTGCATCGTTTGGTCCGACAGCGGGACGGCTTTCATCTGGCGTTCGATCCCTTCGAGCACGGCCTTCTTCGCCTCGACGAAGATCTTCGAGTCAAGGACTGCCGCAGCATCGCCGCCTCGGGTGATTTCGTCGTCAGGCGCCATTCCAGAGCCTCTTCTGATTCATGCAGCGTTCCCAAGCTTCGCGCGGAGTGTTTCCGAGACCGTGATGGATGCCCAACGAGCAATGCCACAGGTAGTCCGACCAACGCGACCGATTGATATGGGGCTTACGCGCCACGCTGCACCTCGCTCATGTCCTGATTGACCATCGCGCCGGCGTCGGCCGCCGCGTTCTGTTTCAGTTGCGACGCCACGATCTGGCCGATGACCTTCAGCGCCGTCTGCCATTCCTGCGAGTTGATCTGCGCCATCTGTACGTCTCGATCCCGCGCGCCCTGCTGTGCGCCGTGGAGCACTTCGGCCTGTGCCTGCTGCTGCTCTGCCTGTGCCTTGACCTGCTCCGTCTGGAGACGCGTGTTGGCGATCGCCTGATCCGACTGCGCCTTGATGTTCGCCGCTGCGATGCGCGGATCGGCTGGTTGCTGCGCGCGCTGCGCCATCGCCTGCTTGTACTCGTCGGAGTCCGGGTCCATCGCAAACTGCGTGGGGTTCTCATAGCCAAGCAGGTGCGAGCCCACCTTGAACGTCTCGTAAGCCTGTTTCGGGCCGACCAGACCGAACGACGCGACCTTTTCCTGCATCTGGGCAAGCATCATCAGGTTCGCGCGCGCTTCCTCGCGGTTGCCCGAGCCGAGGCCGACGTTCACGCTGACCTGCGTACGCTCGCGCCAATCGCCCGGATTCACGTCCACCCAGCGGTCGGTGAGCCTGAGCGTCATCGGCTTGTCCTGATGACGCATGAGCAACTTGTGAATCTTCGTGAAGACCTCTTTGACGCCTTCCGCGAGCAGTCGCGCGACCAGTTCGACCTTCATGGCGGCAGCGGACATCGCGGCAAGCTGGCCGCCCTTCGTGACGTCCTGCAATGCGTCTGCATCGACTCCCATCGTGTCCTTGCCGATGCCGGTGCGCATCTCGCGCTGTAGGTCGCAATACTCCATCGCCGGCAGGATCTGTTGCATCAGGTTCGACGGCTGAACGAACGGCATGATGTTGTCCGCCACCGGGCCATCCACGCGGATGATTCCGCCGGGCCGCGAGGTCAGCAGGTCCTGCACGTTCACCTGTTTCCAGTTGACCGCGACGCGCTGGTTGTTCGAGATGTAGATGTTGTCGAGCGCTTGGCGAAACAGCGTCGTCTTGATGACTTGCAGGTCGTACAGCAGGTCGTAATAGCTGATGCCGACGTGCCGGTGCGGCATGCGGATCGGCGAACAGTACGAGTAGCTGACCTCTTCGACCTCGTCGTTGTCGAGGATCTTGTCCCCGCCGACCATCACGCGGCGCAGTTCTGCGATGCCGTCACCGTCGTAGTCCACGCGGATAAAGACCGTGCGCAGCGTCACAAGCTGGCTGGCCGGATCGCTCGGCTCTTCCTCGGAAAGCTGGTCCGTAACCTCGTTGCGCGCCAGTTCGATCAGATCGAGCCACGACGGCTGCGCAACGGTGATGGAGTCGATCACATCGCTGTCGAAACCCATCTCGCGCAGGTCGGAGCGCGGCACCTTGCGCTCGTGCTCGGCGAACGGCGATTCGTCCAGGCCGTGCCGGGCTTGCGGCGAGATGCGCATTTCCTCGGGCGGCACGCATTCCACGCAGATCCGGCCCACCTGCCGCGTACGGCGCAACTTGATGTCGAAGCTGATCTGCTGCTGCATGCCCATCGGGCCGTCGATTACCTCGACCTTTTCCTTCTGCTCCAGCACCTCGATCTCGTCCTCGGTCTGCAACAGCATCGCGAGTTCGATTTCCGTCAGGCCGGTGTACGACTCGACCGACGATTTGCGCTCCTTCAACCAGTACGTGTTGACGTAGCCATTGCGCAGCAGCAGCGCGTCCTTGAAAAAGTCGTGCAGGATGAAGAAGCCCGGATTCTGCTTCATGAACACGTGGTTCACGACTTCCGTCTCGATTTCGGCCTGATCGTCATCGTTCGGCGATTCCGGGTCGAACTGAACCGGCTTGCCAGAGCCGACGAACATACGCATCAGCGTCGGCATGATCCATTCGACGGTGTCGCGCAGCTCGGGCAGGACGATCTGGGAGCGGTCCTCGACCTCGTTGCCGATCGGACGCGCGAAATAGGCGTTCAGCGCGTTGTAGCGGTCGATTTCGAGCGTCGTCATCTGCTGCGCGGCCGGCTTGATGCTGCCGCCGACGGATGGGCCAGTGGAGACGCTGGAGCCGAGGGAACTCTTCTCGTATTGACCGATGAGAGCCAGCAACTCTTCGTCCGACATGCGATCAGCCATTGCTGTCCTTTGCCTTGGGGCCGGGTTTGCGCGCGGCTGCGGCCTCTTCGAGCGCCGAAATACGATTGATGGCGACCGCGAGTGCCTGTTCAGTTTCGGTCAGTCGCTCCTGAAGCTCCGTGACCTTGACGTTCAATTCGATGCTCATACGATCGCCAGCCTTCCGTAATCCAGCGGTTTCATTTCGACAGGCTCGGACCATGTGATGCAGCCAAGGCCGAACGCATCTGAGCCGTGGCTCGACCAGTCGTGCTCAGGACCAAGGCCAATGCCGCGCTCTTCGTCGCGCTTCTCGTGATACCAGCCGAGCGCCGAGCGCCCCGCTTCCGTCGTCGCTTCGTTGAAGCGCACCTGCGGGAATAGCACGCGTGCGCGCTCGATACGCGCCATAGCCGCGCCTTTTCCCTGATTCGGAACCGTCGTCACGCTGTAGCCAGCCTTCTTCAGCGCGGACTCGTACGAGACGTCGTAGACCTTGTCCTGCGTCGCGCCGTCGTGCGGCAGCCAGAACTGCGCTCTGGCGGGCTCGTAGCCCTGTGTGCGACACCAGGCAATGTGCGCATCGATCGGCTGCCCTACGGCCTCGTAGTAGTTCACGCAGCGGATTTCACGCCCGATGAACTGCATCGCCCAGATGGCGAAGGCGTCAGCCTTGGCACCCGTTCCGCCGATGTCGCAGATGAGACGCACGGTCATCAGCGGATCAGCCGGGAAGAAGCCGATACGGCCGTCCTGCTTCGCCTTCAGCAGGTGCTTCGAGAAGTACGCGCCTTCCAGCGCCGTAACGTAGCCGCCTTCCCAGACGTGGTCGTACTGCTCCGGACGCTCTTCCAGATCGCGCTGGCGGTCGCGTTCGAGCTTCGCCGGAAACTTCGGGTTGTCGCGCCAGTTCAGTTCGACGCCCTTGACGCGCGGGTCCTTGCTCTGTCGGAAACGCTTCTCGACAGGTGCCGTCTTGCGCTTCGGGTTCCACGTCACCCACAGCTCGGCGTTCCAGCCCTCGCCTTCCTCGCGCAGCGTCGGGATCAGCGTCGTCCAGGCTTCCTCAGTGACTGGCTCTGCCTCATCGACCCAGCACACGAGGATGCGGCCCTTCGACTTGATCGACGCGATGTTGCGATCGAGACCGGCGAACACGAACGAGATCCGCCCGTCGCGCGACTTGATGTAGTTGTCGCCGATCTCGTAGTAGGACCGCAGGAAAGGCTCATCCTCGATGGCGCGCTTGCATTCCTCGAGCGACGAATCGGCCAGCGAGTTCATGAACTGGCGGGCACAGAGCAGAATGCCGGTGATGCCCGACATGCCGTAGACGTAGCCCTTGACGGCGCACATCTTCGCGAAGCTGCGGGTCTTGCCCGAACCGCGACCTCCCCACGACGCGCGCACGTCCGCCTCGCCTTCGAATACTGGAATCAGCTTCGGAGGCAACGCAATCTGCGCGGATGTCACGAGTTTTCGCCTTTGAGCGCGACGAGTTCGATACGGGTCACGGATTCGACCGGGCCGTCGTCCTTGCCAACAAGTTCGTTCGTCACGCGATCGCCGTACTTCTTCCTGTTCATCCGGGCCAGACGCCACTTGCGCGCGTCGATGCGAACAGCAGCTTTGCGCACGTCCGGCTCGTTGTCCGCGATGTCCTGAATGTCGTCGAAGATCGCCTCTTCGCGCTCGATGCACGCCGCGTCGTACTGCGCCTGAAGATCGGGGCTGTTCTTGCGCCAGTTGTTGAACGTCTGGCGGCTCGGCATGCCCTCGCCTTTGCACGCCTGACTGAGGCTCTTGCCGTCGGCAATGCTCGCGCAAATCTCATCGAACTTCGCCTGGCTGAACTCGACGCGCGGCGCCAGCTTGCGTGCCATCTCAGCGCCCCCGAGCCTTGTGCCAGAAGTACGCGGCCCAGCGTATGCCGATCGCCGCGACAGCCGAGATCAGCGCGGCAGCAACGAAACCGCCGAGCCAGCCGAAGAAGCGCCACATGGTCACTGCCCCAGCTTTTCCCACTCGTCGTGCGAGCCGGGATGCTTCGTGTCGTTGTGCTTCGCCGTGCGCTCGCCGCGCATCGGCTTCTGGCCGAGCACCTTGTCTGCCTTCGCGTCGATCTTCTTTTCCGTGCCTGCGGACATGCGGCCGGCGTTCACGGCTTGGCTCGCGCGTGCCTTTGCGTTTGCTGCGTGCGCCTTGTCCGGTACGGGATAGCTGCGGTCAGGACCGGCAAAATCAGCAGCAGGAAGACGCTTGCGAGCGCTTGCATTGAGCTTGGCCATGGATGCTGGCTCCAAAAAAATGCCCCGACCGTGTGAGGGCCGGGGCAGCAGGCTCTGCGGAGGCAGAGAGGAGACGTTCTGGAAAGCAAAAAGCCCCGCACGGCGAACCGGCGAGGCTTTTTCTGGAGACACTTATCCCAACTGCGCGGGAATATGCCATAAATTCGACGTGTTTACAAGCCCCTACGCTGCCACCTTGCACTCACTCCGATCGACGAGTCCGGCCGCTACCATCATCGGGCAGAGGATCGACTTGGCGCGGGCGTATTCGTCCTCCTGGTTGCCGACGCGCGCGTTCGACCAGACCTTGGAGCCGTCCGAGAAGTTGCGCATTACCGTATTGACTGCCATACGCGCGCGCAGGTCCAGCTTCATCACCATCGGCTCGACGACCTTCCCAACCGCCTTCTTGCGCTGCCATTCGACCTCGGCGTCGAGGTCTTCGTAGTCCATCCACTGGCGGCTCGTGCGGAACTGCGCGCAGGTGCTGTCGAAGGCCGAGTAGCCGGTGCCGGGGTTGTAGCCCAGGCTCCACTCAAACCAGTCCAGCAGCAGCTCGTCGATTCTGTCCATGGTTTCCCCGTTGTTCAGCTAAACCAGCGTTTTGCCTTTTCCCAGAGCGAAGGCGCCGGCTTCCATGTCTCGATTACCTCGTACGGCTTCGGCTCGAACACAGGTTTCGGCTCTGCCTGCTCGAACAGCTTTGCATCCGGCCAGCAGACCGATTTATTCGTCGCCCCCATTGCTCCCTCGCCGCGCGCCTCAACGCACCCGACCTCCAGCGATCCGTCGACGACGCTGCGTTTTGCGTCTGGATGACCGCACATGGCAAGCGCGTAGCCTTGCCCATACATCGCCTGAAGTGGGTTCGGTAAAGCCGCGTGCTTGCAGTCCTTACACAGTTTCATGGTCGCTCCCGTTGTAATCCCCCGCGCTCCAGAAGGCCCAGCGGGCCCAGTCGGCGCAGCGTGTGTTGTCGATGCACGCGCCGCTGTAGGCAGACCAATGCTCGAAATCCGCCTCGAAGCGCTCGCTGTGCTGCGGGAAGGCTTCTAGCGCGGCTTCGAGCAATTGGGCCGGGTTGCCGTAGCACATCAGCCGCACTCCCCGCCGTGGCTGTCGGCATCAACCCCCGCATATGCGCGCCAGTCAGCAGACTGCTGCTCCTGCCAAGACTCATCGGTCTTCGGCACATCGCGCGGCGGATGCTCTCCGTTCCAACCCTCGCCCGAGGCTTCCCATCCAGCCACGTAGCCAGCATTAAACGCCTGACGCACTTTCGTGAGGAGGCACATCTCCCATGCGTCGAACCAGATCTCCCATCGCTCGGTTTTGTTGCTCCAATGCATATGCTGAGTGCGCCTGAAAACCTCCCACGCCTCATCCCTCTGCGACGGCTTATCGTCCGATAGGACCTGCGGAACTGGTTCGCCAAACGGGTTCCTCCCGCACCGCGGGCAAACGGCCCTGCCCTCCACAAGCATCTGCTGCCCCTGCTCATCAAGGATGGACTTCGGCTCGCCAGTGCAGGCGCATGCGGTGACGACGGGTTGGGTCATTTGCGTTCCTCCATTGCTGTGCAATGAAAAGTGGTTTTACCGACGTAGAACGAACCTAGACGGCGGCACTCGGTGGCGACAGTCAGATGGGCCCACACCCATCCGATTCCGACGCCGATAACGATTCCGACAAGGAGCTTCACCGGAGCCCCCTCATAAACCGCTCGTGCTCGGCGCGGTTGAACTCGAAGTAGCCGTAGTCACGCCAACGCCAGATACCGTCGGCTCCCCGTTCTTCGTGGACGTGTGGCTCACGGCTCTCGCATTTCTCGCATCGCCAACTGCTGTCCCACTCTCCGGGGGACGGGGGAGGCTTCTGGCTATCGGCGACGCTCTTCACCCACTCCGCAGCCTCTCTCGACATCGGCCACGGCCACGAGTCGGGCGCGGCGATCGCGCGGGCTTCGGTTTCGGTCATGACGCCTCCAGCCGCTGATGAGGCGCGCCTGAGCCGCGCAGCGTTGTGTCATCGGTCAGCGTGTAGACGCCCACGACGTGATCCGTGTGAGCGCCATTCAACCATTCCTCGGCGATCTCACGTGTATCCGTGCAAAGACCATTGATGAACGGATGCGCGTATATGGTCTTCGGCTTCTCTCTCATGCCGGTTGCCCCAGTTGTTCGAGGTAAGCCACGAATGGCAGCCTCACGCGTTGATGAAAACGACGGGCCGCGATCTCTTCGCTGCCGATCTGCTTGCGGCTCGCGATGTTGCATTTACGGCGGATGAAGTCGACAGCCTCGGTCTCGGTGGCAGCACCGCACCACTCCCGAAACCTCGGGTTCTTCGGCAGCGCGCCACTGAGCTGGAGGGCGGAGAGGGTCATTCCCACCCCGTCACTCGATAGTGCTTGCCAACGATGTGCTGAAGGATCGGTTTCTTTTCAGGTTCCCAAAGGCATTCGCCAGCGTCGCTCATCTTTTGACCGCCCTGAGCCCACCGCGTGACAGCCTCCCAGAACGGCGACTTCTCGCCTGGCTGAACGACCGCAGGGTCGCCGCTCTTGTTCAGCACGACTGGCCCACAGTAGTGGTGCATCTCGAAAGTCCATCGCTTACCCTTGGCGTCCGCGATAACGCGGGTCGGCCCAGCATACGAAATATGGATGATGGTCATAGCAATGCCCCCTGTTCTTCCCTCTCCGAAATCACCACATAGCACTCGCCGCCTTTGACGACGGGCCCGCGCACCACGCACAGCTCGTCGATCTGCTCGTCATCGTCAAACACGCCGGCATGCTCCAGCGCGTCACAGAGCGCCTTGAGGCGGTTGTCTAGGTCCGACGCCCGCTTGTCCCGCATGCACAGCCGCACGGCCATGAAGAGCCGCGCAGGGCCGAATTTGAGCGCGTCTCGCTCGGCGACGATCTCGGCCACCTGCTGGCGGAAGTCCTTGCCCTGCTGCGTGATGTACATGCCGCGCGGCGACTTGCGCCAATACGTGTTGACAGATGGCGGCAGGGGGAGCGTGAGGAATTGCGTCAGGCCCGGCGTTGCCTCGCGCGCGCACGCGTGCGTACTTGACGCCTGAAGCTGCATCGCCACCTGCTTTGCCAATTCCCCAGCGTGGACCCACGTCGTGCTCATGCGGCCTCCGGGTGATAGAGCCGATACGTGTTCGGCAGGACGTTTCTAGGCACAGGCGTATAGCGGCCCGAGGCCACGTCGTAGTCGAACTCGACCATTCCGACCTTGCCGTTGGCCTTTTTGCGCACCTTCTGAACGTGCACCTGAACCGGCGAATGCTCGTCTGTCACGTCTCGGAATACCGTCAGGCAGTTGTCAGCCTTGTTGCGCCAGTGCGCGGAGCCGGAAACGTCGTAGGGCGTGGGGACCGGATAAGCGCCGGTCGTCTTGTCCTTTTGAAGCTTGGTCGGATGTGCGACCAGCCAGACATGCACCTGATTTGCCCGAGCAAACGTGCGGATTTTCGTCAGCGCCTGTGAGATGTAGTCGGTTTCCGTCGTCCACTTCTCGCGCACAGGGTTGATCTCGTTCCACGGATCGATGATGAATCCCCGGATACCGAGCTGGGTGACCAGCAGACGCGCGCTTTCCAGCAACGCCTCGACGGTCGGGTATTCGGGCAGCATGAACGTGAAATGGTCGTCGATGAACGCGAACGCCTCTTTTGCTTCGTCGCGTCCCATGCGGTTAGGCTTACCCTGCGCGAACGGCTTGCCGGTGAATTTCTCCGCCAGTTTCTGGATGTGGCTTTCGAGCGGCTGGTTCTCCGGAGAGAAAATCGCGAAGTTCCAGCCCTGCCTGATCGCCAGATTCAGCGCGAGCGCGTCGAGCCATTCCGACTTTCCGTGTCCAGGGATGCCAGTAACCAGCGTCCACTCGCCCGGCATGACGCGGTAGTTGTCGTCCATCTCGCGCCATTGCGTCGACTCGCCTTTCTTCACGCCGTGGTCGTACTCGTTGAGCAGCGATTCAAGAACGTCAGAAACGCGATAGGTGCCTTCGACAGGAAGCGGCCGAGCGTTGCCAAGGCATTCGGCCAGAACTGCTGCGCCGTGCTTCAGCAGCACCTCGTTAGCATCCTTGCAGTCATCCGGCCATACGACCGTCTGGCACTTCTCGCGGCCGAGACGACGCACCAGTTCTTCCTGGAGCCTGACGCCGGGAGCATCTGAATCGACCGCGATGATGTGCATCTGGACGGCTTCGATCGCCGGGTCGTTCAGAAAATCGAACTTGTTGCTGTACGACTTCGAATCGGGTGCTGGGGCTCCGTCCGGGACCGACACGCAACTTTTGACGCCCGTCATCTCGACAGACAGCTTGTCGATTTCACCCTCCACCCACACGAGCACTTCAGGCTGGATGTCGTTCAGCCCGTACAGGATTCGCTCTGCGCCGGCCGCCATGCGGAACAGCTTGTCGCGTGTCCGGTACTTGACGTTCACGACCTCTTCGCCTCGGAAGTACGGAAACAGGACGCACCCGCGCTCTTCCTCGACCTGCGGGAAATACTCGGTACCGAGCGTGATCTGGTTACGCGCCACGACTTCAGCCGAGATGCCGCGCGTGTCGAACCATGCTTGCAGCTCGTCAGCCTTCTTCTCTGCCTTCACGAAGACGGGCTTCGAGTACACCTTGCGGATCTCCGGCTTCTGCCATTCGCCGCCCTTCAACGTGCCGCTCCAGCCACAATGCCAGCAGTTCCAGCATTCCTTTTCCGTGTTCACGTTCAGGCACGGATAGTTCTTCTTCTTCCGCGCCGGCGAACACTGCGGGCAAGTCGTCTTGACTTCAATGCCGGTGCGGTTGCCGAGATGGATTCCGAAATCGATGAATGTCTTCACAGGACCAATCCTTTCGTATTGCCTTGTTGTCCGTTCTGGTAACCGCGCTTCTGGTTTCTCACCCAATTGCGCCACGTCGCAGGCCAATCGAGCTTTCTCCCCTTGGCCCCTGGCTGCGCTACCCAGTAATCACGAAACTGATTCGCCACATTGCCAACATCAAGATCAGGTCTTTCGGCTCGGCAGAACGCCACGTCTTCGGAAGTCGGAACCCAGTCATCCGGCAGGCGAGCAGCGCGAGCATCAGCCTTTATTTCTTTCTTTTCTTCTCTTCTCTTCTCTTCTCTGGTCACGCTTGTGTCACGCTCAGACCGTGACATTTGTCCTTCATCTTCTGTGACTTTGCTACGCTGATTTCTCTTCCTTTCTGCCGCTAAAGCCCGTGTCTTGGCGGTTTCGCCGTTATGGCGATCAAATTTCGGGAATGTGACTCCGGAGTCGTCTATCTCCAACCAGCCGACAGAGATCATTGCTTCCGCGAATCCAGCGTGACGGATGTACCGATCTATCCAGACATTTGTCACGCCGGGAGCGTGACCATCGCGTGACTGAGTGTCGGCCCATCCCCACAAGTGATGAAGCATTCCAACGACTGTGAATTCGTCGATCGACAGACGAGCGGCGATAGAAATCACCGCGGGATCATCCGCGAGAGCGATTCGCATCTTGATCCAATCACCGGCCACTTAATGCTCCTTCAGGTCAAACCTTGCAAAGATCTTTGTGACGGTAGAAGCGCATACCCAACCCTTGCAGTACGCGTGAATAACGACACGCTTCAACAACGTTTTCATGCGGCTCTCCTGCGTAACAAAGCCAACTCTTCCTCAAGCCTGTTTATCTTCTCGGCCGGCGTCTCGATCATTTCCGCGATCTGACGTTTGCGCATTTCGCTGTACTGCGAGATTGCCCAGTTCGAGCAGAGATGTTGCAGAACCAGCTCCTGATCTGTCGTCAGATACCCCTGACCGTTCTTGACCTTCGTCAGATGCGGCGCCGCGAACCCCAGGTACTCGGCGATCTCGCCTTCCCGAATGCGCCGCACTCGCTTGTCCAAGCAAAGGCGGATCGCGTCCCCGTAGTCCTCGCACGACTCGATCAACCCATCTTCAAGACGGCGCGGTTTCGGTATCTCCATGAGAACCGGAAGCGCCAACTGCATGAGGTCATTGAAATTCTTCATTGGGGTTATCTGTTGTTAGCCGTTGCGTTAACCATTGGCGAGCGGCGCAAATAAAGGCCTCACTGAGGCCTAAAAGGAAAAAGAAGTGAAATCAGGCAACCATTTTTGCGAGCTTGCTGTCGCGGCGGATTCCGCCAACCGGAGGCTGTACGTCATCAGACGCGGCCGCCTCTTCGACTCCATCGCCCCAGATATCCGGGCGCAGCTCGGCGAGCGTGAAGCGCGGGTCATATGCAACCAGACGAAGGCAAAGAGCCGGACCCGGTTTGCGCTTGCCCATCGAGCAGTTGTAGAGATAGTTCACCGACGAACTGATGGCGTCGGCGAGCTGTTTGCGCTCAGCGGGTTTGGTGACGAGAAAGTAGTCGCGCAGATTCATGTCTATACCGGAGTGGTTGATGACTGTGGCTTCATCATAGACCATTCTGGTTTACTTGTACAAACCTTTTTGGATGTTTATCAAAAAGGTATAACTCTGTACGCTTGCGACCTATGAAAACGTGCAAACAGATGCGTCTCGAAAACGCACGTGCACTCGCTGGCGGCTCGCCGGCGTCGTTCGCAAAGCGTCTGGAGATGTCCGGTCAGCAGGCCAATGCCCTCATTGGCCCGAACCCCTTGCGCGGCATAGGGGACGAGAAAGCCCGCGAGATCGAAGAAAAATATGGAAAGGAAGTCGGCTGGCTGGATCACGATCACAGCGCCGAAAATTCCGATATGCCGAATAGCGGCACATACAACGCTCTGAGCGGCGAAGCGGAAGCATTGATCGCGTGTGTCCGTCATCTGGACGGCATCGGCGAACTGGCCCGTAAAACTTTCATACTACATACTGGTTTACTCCAGGTTTCCTCAGCTTTTACCGAATTGCAAACTGGCTCCGCTCGATCGCAGATGCTTGCCGAGACTGATCGTCTGTTGGCATCGAGCCTCGAAATCCCGGGGGCTATCAATGAGAGAACGCCTAAAAAGCAATGAAGTGATTGACCTATCTGCATACCGGCTGAAGGGTTCCACCAGGTCCCAGACGCCGCCAAAACCTCCCGTACCGCCCGATAAGTTGCTGGATGAGATTTCGTATCACCTTCTGATGGCAGCTCGCGCAATCGCCGCGCACACAAAACAATAAGCATCGCCGCCCCACACGAGACAGGAGCCCGCATCTACTGCGGGCTTTTTTATTCCCCAAATTTCGCTGCCTATCAACTTTGGTAGGCAATAGAAATCTATTTGGTCTGTTGCACACCATTTTGGTTGCTACGCTAAACCGTTTTGGTCTATGATTCTCTCAACAGGCGGCACCCAGCCGCGACGGAGAGACAGAAAAGTGAAGATCGAAATCAAGCACTGGATCACGGGCGCAATCTTATTCGCACACACGTGCGACTCGAACACCATCGAGATCACGCTGAAGGCAGCCATAGAGGCAAAGACGAACCTCCGTGACGCGAACCTCCGTGACGCGAACCTCGGTGGCGCGTACCTCGGTGGCGCGTACCTCGGTGGCGCGTACCTCGGTGGCGCGAACCTCGGTGGCGCGTACCTCCGTGACGCGAACCTCCGTGACGCGAACCTCCGTGACGCGA